CACAAAAACTTTTCTGATGTTTTTCGGTATATAATTGTAATATTGGAAGCAGTTTATCAAGAGTACCTTGATTTTTAAAATTACTTTTAAATCTAAAGAATTTTACACCATCTTTTTCGATACCTTTATCGATTCCACGAATGATATAGAATTTTTTTGCTTCCCATTTGATAGCTTCTTTATAAATCTCATCGTTTTTGGCTTTGATTTTTAGTTGAGCATCATTCATATTTTCCTTTTTAATACCTTTTAATGATTGATCTTGTTTTGCAAGTTCTCTCTTATGTTTGGCACACAAAGGACATGGAGCAGGAATAAAAATAGGACTACCGTTAACATCCAAGATAGGATTACCGTTAGCGTCTAATTTTTTTACCTTTGGATCATTATGAGCAGGGCAATAAACAACAGTACCATGCTTTTTCTTACCACCAGCAACATTAGTTGTAACAACATGAAAGAATGCTTCTTCAATATGTTTCTTACCTGCTTTGGGAGGGAGAATTCTAAAAACTTCTCTTGTATTACGTGGAACGAAATACTTAGTTAGGAGAAATTTACCAGAATTTTTACTTGTGGATTGACTTTGCTTCTTTTGAAAGTCAGTAAACATTTGTTTTAAATCTTGCAGTTCACCACCTTGTGGTACTGCATTTTCAATTTGATTTTCCATTTAATTAAATTTACAGTTAAAATTATTTTCAATTATTAAATTGTACTACAAATGTAGTTCTCATTTTACATAAATACAAGGATTTTTAAAATTTATTCAAAAATCTTAAAATTTTTATTAAACAATTACTGATCTATCATTAATTACACTAAAAGATAATATTTGTTTATTATCATAATAATCACCATTTTTCATTCTTATTTGAAGATAATAATCTTGAGGAATTAACCAAGACGTATCAAGATTAAATTCATATCCAGCATTTGTTCTATTAACCGAAGTAAAAGGAATAACATCACTTTCATATTTTTTACTTAATGTTGTGAATAATCTATATTCAATATCCAAAGGTAAAAAATTATTTTGATTTGGATATAATTCCTTTATAGATAATCTTATTTTTTTTATATTACCTGCTCTGATATTTTCTTTTTCCCCAATTCCCCAAAAATAAAAGAAATAATTATTAAAATTAATTTGATTTGATTGATCAAAAGTATAATATTTATCTGGAGATATTAAATAAAATTCACCATTATGTGATGTATCATTGCCATTAACAGTTAAAATCCATTCATCTCTAAATAAAACTGCATCGGGATATGTGATTGAATCAATTCTTAATGTTATTTTATATACTCCTTTACTAACATTTATGATTGAATCACCTGATAATGTGTTTATTAAATTATCTTCGTAATCATATATATTAACATGATCTACTATGATATCCTGCGGAAATCCTCCAATATTTGCATAAAGATATAAATCATTATCTTTATCTAAATAAAAATAATTTCTATCATCAGTTATTGTATCATCAATTATTGTTTCAATGTAGGGTTCATAATAAGTATTAGTATTTTTTACATGAAAAGCAACAGCTTGTCTAAGTTCTGTTTCCATCTGTTCAAATAAATCGGTAAATTTAATACCCAAACCATATGAAGAACCAGTATATATTGTTGTTCCAGTATATCCTGTACCTAATAATCTTTGATTAATATAATCAGTAATATCAATATTGATATTTTCATTTCCAATATCAAAACTTTGACTACCAATAATTTCAGTTACACCACTTTGATATATTCCAGCAATAGTCCAAGGTTCATCTGTCTTAGCAAAATACCAACTAGATGCTCCTGATACAGTTGTATGATTATTATAAATAAATTCGTATCCACTACCATTATCCCAATCTTCATTAATATTAAAGAGTTCTAAATTAAAACTTGATGCTCTTTGAATAGTTGATAAATATGATTTTTTACCAACATATTGTGGTGCATAGCTAATGGTATTTGTCATATGTAATATATGTTTTACTATCCTATTTGGATTAATAAATCCTTGCGAAATTCTTTGTTGTAAATTTGTTAAGTCTACATCAAAAATAAATCTACTTACTTGTTTTTCATATGTACCATATGAAATCTCTGTGACAGGATTTAAACCCATGTTAGAATAATTATTTTTTATAATCGTTCCGTTTTTTAAGAAATATGATCTAAATATTGACATTTTAAATTTATTTTTGTATTTATTATAAATACTATGATAAATGAAAACATATGATTTGAATAAATTTATTGAAAAAGCAAATCGTGTACATAATAATAAATTTGATTACTCACTATCTATATACGTTAATGCAATAACGCCAATAAAAATTATTTGCAATAAACATGGTATTTTTGAACAACAACCTGTTAGCCATATGCGTGGTTATGGTTGTCCATATTGTAGTGGAAAAAATAAAACAAATAAAGAATTCATAGAACAATCTAACATTATTCACAATTATAAATATGACTATTCTTTAACCGAATATATAGATGCATTTATACCAATAAATATTATTTGTCCAATACATGGAATTTTCAAACAACGACCAACAACACATCTTAATGGTTGTGGTTGTCAAAAATGTGGAGGAAACAAAAAATTAACAAATGTTGAATTCATTGAAAAAGCAATAAAAATTCATGGTAATAAATATGATTATTCTTTATGTGATTATATTAATTCACATACAAAAATTAAAATAATTTGCACTAAACATGGTGTTTTTGAACAACGACCAAATAATCATTTAAATGGTGCAAATTGCAGCAAATGTGAAAAAATTATACAAAGTGAAAAGAAAATTCTATCTGCTAGTAATAATTTTATTGAAAAAGCAAGAAAAATTCATGGTGATAAATATGATTATTCTTTAGTTGAATATATAAACAATAGAACTAAAATAAAAATAATTTGTCAGGAACATGGTATTTTTGAACAAAAAGTTAATTCACATTTAAACAATCATGGATGTCCTGATTGCAATGTTTCTAAAGGTGAATTAAAAATTATTGAAATATTAAACGATAAGAACATTAATTATATTTTTCAAAAATCATTTGATGATTGCAAAAATGATAATGAGAGAAAATTTAAATTTGATTTTTATTTACCAAAACAAAATATCTTGATTGAATATGATGGAAAACATCATTATGAACATAATAAATATTTTGGAGATATTAAATCGTTTGAATTAATAAAGAAATATGATTCTATGAAAAATGATTATGCTATAATTAATAATATTACTTTAATAAGAATACCATATTATAATTATAAAATTATAGATAAATTATTAGAATTTTTATAATTGTTTATCTATATTTCATCACCAACATTTTTAGGTTTATAACCCAATAAGACATCAGTCATTTCATCATCATTTTCTTCTGCATCATCGGCAGCATTTGCTTGTGCAGAACATTCAGGATTATCTTTAGTTGTATAATATGACTCATCCTCACTGAGATGATCCAAAACTATTTCCATAGCAACCATTGGATCATCTGTATGTTCTCCCATTTCAACCTTTAAACCCATTAATACTTGATCTGGATCAAATTCCGTTGGTGATTTATTATCACCTTTTCCACCATGCAAAACATTTCCGGTTTTTTCTTTTTCTCTTGCTAATTGTTCAATTTCATCAGATTCTGGATTTTCTCTTAAATCGTTAAAATCGACATTTTCAGGATCATTGGGTTTGGTAAATTTTGTATCATATGGTAACGCATTTTTAGACCATTTATCTAGCGAATCACTATAATTATCACCACGTTTTAAATAATGTTTAGAAATATCCGATTTTGCTTGTTTTTCCGCTTGTTTATCTGGTTTTATGTTTATTTCATCTATTTTAACAGTTGTTGATGGTTTTTTCTTTGGTTTGGGGTATTTTGCTTTTGATTTAAATTTTTTTCCAATTGGGTCGGGATAAATATTTTCTTCATTATCTTCGTTTAATTGTTCCATATATCTGGTAAATAAATTCATAGTTGTTTGATACAAATCATCTGGTTCAACATCAATTGTTTTCATATTAGGATTGCCACTATTCGCTTTTATTATTTCAAATGCTCTTCTATAAAACTGTACTTGTTTTTCACGTGGCAACGTATTAAATTGTTTTTCAACATAACCACCTAAATTAACTGGTTTATTAACAGACCCTAAGTCATTAAAATTTTTTGATCCAAAATTCTCATCAACATATTTATCCAATTCAGGTGCTTTTACTCTAAGACTAGGATTTGTTGGCTTTTCATTTGCATATGCTTTCATTGTTTGCATACTTCTAGGAGTACCACCAAATGGATAAGAATCGATTTTTTGAACTGCTTTGAAATATTCTTCATCAATTTCAGGTTCTTGTGATTCAAAATCAGCATATTGACTAACAACGTTTAATAAATCTTGTGAATGTTCAGCATTAAATTGTTTTAAACCGTTTTCATCGAGTTCAATCGAACCATTTCGATATGAAAAGTTTGTCATTACTATACTATTTACATTAAAAACACCATCTTGATCTCCTTCATTGGCAGTTAATTTAAATGTAAATTTCAAATCATAATTATGTTCATCAACACAATTAAGAACAACAAATGTTTCATTGTTATTTGTTTGAGTGTCTGTATTTTTTATTGTCAATTTTCCTTGACTTAATTTATCGAATGCTGTTTTTAAAACAATATTTTGTTCTGCCATACCATTCATATCTTCATTAAGTTTAACTTTGTTAACGTTTTGCATCATTTCCCAAAGTCTTTCTTTGCTACCAATTGGTGTATATATTTTCATTTTGTTTATATTATTCAAATATTTTTGGATTTATTTTTCCGAATTCTCTCATTACTATACCAGCGAAAGAATTTGCTTCATTTTCTACATCGCTTCCAGTTTTACCTGAATCAATTCCTAATTTTCCATCTTCTTTTTGTTTACGATGTTTTAATTCATGACCAATTGTTCTAAGAACATCAGCTAAATTTCTATTTGCATCAACTACAACTATTTCATTTGTTTCGGGCTTAAATTCTCCGAATGACTTCATTCTTTGTGCATCACTTTCATCATGTGAAAGTCTAATTTTAGGTACTTCATCATTAAATTTAAGTTTATCACATACAAATTTAACAAAATCGTTTATAATTGAAATTCTTTCTTCTTTAGGAAGAATAATTTCATTAAGATTATTGACTCTTTTCATCATTTCAAAAAGTCTTTCCTTTGTACCATATGAATTAAATATTTTCATAATTTAACTAAGTACAACACTAATATCATATTTTTCTAATGGGTCTTCTACTGTTCCTGCACCTGATGCCGTTAAACCACCATATATTTTTTTAGGTCTACCATCATTAGCAGTAAAATTAATTTCAAATCTCCAATGTTTAGATTCTGGTGGCATGCTTCCATTATATTTAGCGTCCATTATATCCCAATCCAACCCCATTTCATTAAATACATTAAATATTTTACGTACATTTTCCCATGATTCATCACGAAAAAATCCTTGAGATAATGGAGTTATTCTTTTATAGATCAAATTTATTGCACTTAGTTTACTACGCCCATCGATAAGTGATTGTTGTGCATTAATATCTTCCTTCAAAAATTTTTTTTTAATTGATTCATTAACATCACTAAAAGAATTTTGAACATCAATTTTTGATTTTTGTGGTAAATCATCAAAATCAGCAACAAATGTACCATCTGGTAATTCTTTAATACCTTTACTCATTTCCTTATCCCTTTGTTGATTAAACCAATTTCCAGACCAAAAATCATTTAAATTAAAATAATATGGATATGAAACCTTTGTTTTATTCATTAACTTTTCAGTATTGGTTGGTTCTCGAACTTCTTCAACATCAGCATTAAGTTCTTGTTGTTTATTATTTAACGATTGAACAATACTGTTTAATTGTTCCAATTGATCATGAATACTCTTCATTGCTTCAATGTTATGTTTAATAATTTCATTTTGAATATCATCAACTTTTGGTGCTTCTGGTACTGGTGGCATTCCACCCATAGAAGGATCAGCAGATGGCATTTCACCAGCATCTGGCGGTGGTGGTGGTGTTCCTTTATCAAACTCAGGTACAGGTGGTTCTGCTCCAACAGGAACATTATTAGAAGGTTCTGCTGGTTTTTCTCCACCGTCTGGTTTAACCGCATCTTCCTGATCACCCGCTTCATTATTCATTGGTAAATTATCGAATTCTTCACCATCATTAACTAACGGTCTATATCTAGGGGATTCATTAACTATATAATCAACACGATATTTAAACTTCCTAAGTTGTTCGTTAAGAAATTCACTTTTTTGTTCGTTTTCCATATTTAAATGTTTTTTAATATTGTTCTCTCAATAACATACGACCATCTTCTGTAATTATCTGTTTATCAAGTCTTTCAATAATGGTATGATCTGATTTAATATACTTTGCCTTATCTTCAGCAACCTTTTTATTAAATTCTAATTCTTCATCATTAGAGTCATTAATAAAACTATTAAGTACTTTTTTTACATCTTTTTTCATAGTAATTATATTTTATTTAATATAAATACTGATAAAAACAATAAAAATTAAATAGGAAATAAAGATAATGAATTATTTGTTTCTAATTTCAATATTTCTAATTACAACCGCATATCTTTTAAGTTGTACGAAATTAGGAAATAATTTATAGTATTGTTGATATTGTTCACCATCTGTATCGAGAAATGTTGATTGTGTCCTTAATAATATTCTATTTAAAATATCATCAACATTAAATTTGAAATATTTAAAAGTATCTAAATTCAATCCCCAAATTTTATCATCATATAGCAAATAAAACATTTCATTTTTAAATTTATATGATGATTCAATATTTTTTGGAATAACATCCATTAAATCATCAATATCTCTTAATTGAAAAAATATTGGGTCTAAATTAATATATTCATATTTGGAAGTGAAATAGAAAATTGGAATTGAATCTATAAATCTTTCAAGTCCTTTAATATGTGACCCTTTGCTTTCTTCAAAACTGCATTCCCAATATAATTCATTTGTGATTATTTTTTTATGTAATATATTGGCGTTTTGTATTATGCTATCATTAGGATTACATAGTTTCATGAAAGACCAGCCCACATATAATGTGGGTAACGATTTATCTAGTTTATTATATTCAATTGATTCGTTAAAATAATTAATATAATCTAATTTTTCATGATTAACTAATTCATTTTCATAGACGATATTTGCAATTTTCATTTTCTAATTTTTTAATATATTTCGAAATTCCTTCTTCTAATCCATGAAATTCAACCCCACAGTCACTATTAATTAATTTATCAATTTTCGCTTCAGTAAAATACTGATATTGATTTTTTACATCAATTGGGATGTCAATATAGTTTATTTTTTCTTGAATTCCTAAACAATTAAAAACTGCTTTAGCCAAATCATTAAATGATCTTGCTTTACCAGTTCCCACATTATAAATACCTGATTCTGTTTTTTTTTCCATCATATTAATACAAACATCAACAATATCATCAACATAAATGAAATCTCGTAATTGTTCGCCATCTTTATAATCATCATTATATGATTTAAATAATTTAACTTCACCAGTTTCTTTAATTTGATTATAAGTATGATAAATCATTGATGCCATTCTTCCTTTATCAGATTCTCCATAGCCGTAGACATTAAAAAATTTCAAACCTACCCAAAATGATGATTGATGGAAATCAATAAATTCTAATATATATAAATCAAATTCTTGCTTAGATAAACCATATAAATTTAATGGTTTAAGTTTTTTAATATTAATTTCATCATCAAATCCATATTTACCATCACCATATGTCGCTGCAGAACTAGCATAAACCAAAGGAATGTTATATTTATAACATAATGTCCATAAAATTATTGAAAAATTCACATTAAATATTTCAAATTTTTTATTATTTGTTTCAGTTGTATCGGTAATTGCACCAAGATGATAGATACATTCAATCTCAATAACATGGTTTTTAAACCAATCATAAATTGATTCTAATGTCATTGCTTTAGAATCTAAAACCATAATATCATTATTACCTCGTCTCATTAATTCTTTAACAAGATTTCGTCCAATAAAGCCTAAACCGCCTGTTACTACTATCATTATTTTATGTTTTTAATTTTTTCAATTACATTTGTTGTTGATCTTTCGTCAACAGGATAAAATACCACACCAAGTTTTGCATATTCAGAACCGATCACTCTTTTATTTTTATATTGATCTCCAACAACAATATAATCAATATCATATGCTTGAATAAAAAATTCCATTTCTTTTTCATCGTGAAACATAATAACATCATCAACCATTTTAAGATTTGACATTACTGTAACCCTTGTTACGTTATCATTAATTGGTCTATCATTTCCTTTTAAACTCTTAACTCTTTTGTCAGTATCCAAGCCGACAATTAATTTATTTAATTTAATGGCTTCATTATAACACATTCCATCACTACCATATAATTTTGCAAACCATAACAAATCAATGTGACCTGAATGCAAAATATCAAAACAACCATTTACCCAAATATTCATAATAATTATATTTTACTTTGCTCTAAATAATTTTGTATTTCATCTGAATCTGGATAATGATCAATTGTAAAATCATAATATTCATATCGTGTTTGATTTCCAGATAAATCAAATTGATATGCTTTATTATTTATATGATCATATGCACAAAGAACTAATTTTCCTTTATGTAACCTAATTATACAATAATTATTATATTCAGTATTCATCATTTTTGACTATCTCCTTTTTCAATTCTAAAACTATCTGATTCCATGTCAGATTGAGATGCTTCGAAAATTTCTCCTTCCGTAACAGCATATAATTGATGTACAACACCAATATTTAAACTAACTATATCACCTTCACATAATTGAACCTCTTTAATATCAGCATTTCTAGTATCAATATATTTTAAAATAAAAATTCCAGATGCGACATACCATGACTCTTTTTTACAAACATGAAAATGAAAACTGCTTTTTCCACCCATTTTAAAGTGTAAAATTTTACTACAATAATCGCTATCGTTATGAATTACACGCTCATATCCCCAACCCTTTTTATTAAATACCGCTTCTGGTTTAATAGTAATTACGCCATTTCTTGTACTTTCTTTTGAATATTCCATTTTTTTTATATATTATTTATATTAACAACAACAACACCTTTTTGTGTTACTACCCACGATGAACATTTATTTGCATATTCTATTGCTTTACAAATATCGTTATTTTTTATGTAATCTGCAACTAAACCTGCTAAAAAAGTATCACCTGCACCAGATAAGTCCCTAACTTCATATTCCTTTTCAAGAGGAAAATATTTTGCTGTTGGGTATAAAATAGCACCATCATTACCTTTTGTTACAATTAAATTTCCACGATACTCTTCACATAAAAATTTTCTATTTCGATTAAATTCTTTAAAATTAATTTTAATATATTTAATATTTAAACACCATTTACCTATTTCTTTTTTTGTGTCAATAAAAACCAAAGGATGCCTTTCTGAGATATAATGAATATCTTCTTTTAATAAAAATCCTTTATCATAATCAGATATCACAATTGCATAATATTTATCATAGTCAATTGTCAATAAATCATCATGTTCAATTTGATCAACCTCATCATTTTCATCAATTCTAAGTAGCATTTGATTAGATGTTTTATCTACGTATCTTGTTTTAGTTATTCCGCTATCGGTAATAATATCGCATTTAACACCTAATGCAATTAAATTATTGTAAACATTAACTGCCATTCCACCATTAAATGTATTATTTATAGGTTTAAATATGGGAATAGGTGCTTCTGGACTTATTCTTTCACAAATTCCATATTGAAACACATCTTTACAGCCATCGCCAATGACTAATACTCTTTTCATTTTAATTCAATTATTAATCTTCTTTTATTTGTTGATCTTAAATCCAGTACATAAAAATAATTTATAATTCTTTTATTTATAACATTTAAAATATTTTTTTCATTTATTCCTTCCCACGTTAAATATATATCATGTGTATCAAATAAATCAGCGTCATCAACAATAATTAAAACATAATTATTGTATTTTTCATTTATTATTTTTAATTCTTCAATTAACGGAACATCCATATCATTTTTTCCTGTATCACCTGCTGAATAATGTCCATCTAAAAAAAATAACATTTTTTTATCTTGATATTTATCAATCAATTCGGGTAATACCAATAAAGAATCGCCTTTAATTATTTCAATGTTCTTATTATTAACAAATTTTCGTTTACAATAATCATAATATTTTTCAGTGATTTCAATTGAAATAATTTGTTTAAATAATGATTTAATATTACCTATAGTATCACCAACATAGCTTCCACTCTCAATAAATAAATCAAAATCATTTTCCGATTTATTTACTTCTTTCAATATTTCTTTTAATTCATTTAATTGCATAATAGATTTTTTTTAATATAAAAAGCATCTCCCCATTGAAATTGGGTCATATATGTTTCTGCCCTAACGAAATCATATACATCAAGATGTTTATCAATATCCCAAACAAGACAACCATTTTCATATAGTTCAGCTTCATTAACTTCAACCAAAATATAATCAATTGCTCCAATTAAGTTTCCAAAACTTTCTATAACTTGAAGTTCCACACCCTGTACATCAATATTTAACATATTATAATCATTAACATTGATATTATTTTTGATTAAAAACTCATCCATTCTAATTAAATCAATAGTTTTATCTCCAATATATATAACGTGTGGATGATATATAGAATGCAATTTAAAATTTAAAATTGATGAACTTTGACCACCATTACTTGCAACATGTAAAACTGCACTTTGGGTATTATTATATATGCCTAAATTATATCCTACTTGATTGGGATATATCGAAATATTTTTTTCTAATATCTTAAAAACATCGGCATCCGGTTCAAACCACATTACTTTATTAAATCCCATATTTTCATACCATCCACATTCGCCTGCTTCATGTCCACCTATATGAATTGCACCTTTCTTTATTTTTATTAATTTTTCGAAACTATTTGATATCATTTTATTTTCCTTTCAATTGTTTAAATAATTATAAAATTATCTGGATAAAATCCCATATCAAGTATATTATTCACATGATAATTTTTTGGTGCAAGTATTAATTTATTTTCCTTTTTCATATTTAAAAATCCAACCCACCAAGATAATGTAGACCCCATTGCCAATATGTGATGGTCGCATAAATACATTAAAGTAAAATCATTCATTGTTGTTTTATTATAATCATGATAAATAAATTCACTTCCAGTTAAATTTTGTTTACACCATTCATAATTATCAATATTATTATCATCTGTTTTATTTCCACCAGTAAAAACAAAATATTTTACTTTTTTATCTTTAAAAAGTTTTTTACATTCAGAAAAATATTTATACCATACCGAATTTTGTGAAAGATTTGTAGTGTTTCTATCAGAATATGCAGTATAATTAGTATCGCCCCTTCTTAAATGTAATGATACTATTTCGTAACCATTATATTTACTTTTTATCTCATCTAATATTTTTGTACATCTGACAATATTTTCAATATTTGGTGTTAATTCTTTAATTAAAATATCTTCATAATTTTTATAATATTGATAATTTTGAAAAAAACCTAATAAATCAGTATTATCGGGTATGTTAAAAACCTCTGGAGCATATCTACAACAATATTCTTTTTTTTCTTTATATAAATATTTTATTTCATCATATTGATTTGTTGATTTTGCTGTAATATTAAAATTATCTAATAAACATTTTTGATTATCCCAATTTCGGTCATAATATTCTGGAATTCTAATTTCATAATTATTTTTTTTTCCAACCACAAAAAGTATTGCATATTGAAACAACTGATTGCCTAATCTTCCATACCAACCTATTTGACTAAATGTTATCATTCTTTTTCTCCTTCATTATCATGATGGCAGGTAATTTTTTCTATATGATATCCAAACATAATATTTTCCTTCATATATATAGAAAGTCTATGCCATAAATCAGCATCACCTGCTTCAGCATAACCAGTACATTCATAAACATCTCTATATCTAAGTGGAATTCGTGAATAATCAATACATGTTGCTGAATGTATTAAATTACATTCTTGTGGATAATAGGGATGCATATGATTTTTTGGTAATACTATATTTGGTTTGAAATGTGTCGAATTTGTCACAACTATCACGTATATATTATTATATTCTATAATAGAGTTTATTTCAAATAAATGATTATTTTCCCAATAATCATCATGATCTAAATGACAAATATATGAAACCTCATCAGCTAATGCCATTTCTATTCCAACATTATTTGCATTAGTACTTCCAGCACATTTTAATTCATTACTATTTATTACATATTTTTCTCTTTCAATTGCATGCGGTAAATTAACATATTTAATTTTAGATTTTTCTATTACACTTGTTGCTAAATATTCAAACTCATTATCATCATTATATTTATCTCCAATTAAATAAACCACATAATTTTGATATGTTTGATTCTTAATACTGGTTAATGCCCTTTTTAAAAATTCTGGCGTTTTTCCATCATTTCTCTTATATGTCGGTATAATAATTCCAATTTTCATATTATATTTTTCTTATAATAAAACAATTACCTTCGACTAATTCTGCTGGTCTTGCGCCTAACTCGTTTTTAATTGTACCAATTATTTCATAATCATTTAATTCTGAAATTATTTTATCAACAGCAAGTTTTACTTCAGGACTAGAGATATCGTTATAATCATCAAAAACAATATATCCATTTTCATTTACTAAATCAGAATAAAAATCAAAATCATTTATTACATTTATATATGAATGACCGCCATCAATAAATAAAATATCAATTCCATCAATTAATTCATCTGTTAGCATTTTTTTTGTTCCAATATTATATGAATTACCTTCTAAATAATTAAATTTATTATTATTTGAATTTAATTTATTAAAATTGTTTATAGCAACAACTGGCTTAATTGGTACTCCAATATCTATTGAAAATACGTTTGTCATTGGTCTTTGAGCCATTAAACAAGCACTTCCACCAGCATAACATCCTATCTCAACATAATTTATCATATCATCAAATGTACTGGCAATATCATAAAGAATATGATAATGATGATGAAATGTTTTATTATCGATTGCATTACTAATTTTTCTAACCAAATTTAATGATTCTATTGTTGGTATTATTTCCATTATTATTGCTTTTCAATTACCCATAATATTAATCTTGAAAACTTATCATTTAAATTCAATAACGATTTTAAATTAAAATCTGATGAAATTTTATTAAACGAATTATCCCAATTAAGTTCTTTTTCAAAATATGGTCTAATCCCTCTGGTTAATAGAAAATATTCACCCAATCCTTCTTTTTCAACAATTCTTAGTTTATTTTCATTTAAAAACTGTTCTAGTTGATCGTTTTTAAAAAATAAATTATGCCATTTTACTGTTATTGGTTCTAATTCGAAAAATGACCTAAATTTATTTAATTCGTCTACACCATCAGCAGAACCCTCTAACATCAAAAACTTTCCCCCTATTTTAAGATGTTTAATTAAGTTAAGAATAACTTTCTTTTGCAATTCCCATTCTATTAAATTAATCAAAAATCTTTGTGAAATAATAAAATCATAATCATTATTTATTTCATAATCAGATAAAAAATCAATATGCATTAATTGTACATTCGATTGTTTCACTAATCTCTCTTTTGCTTTTATTAGTCTAGTTTCAGAAAAATCCGCTGCATGTATTAAAACATTTTTATTTTTTGAATATACCAACGTACCTTCTCCTTCTCCACAGCCAGCATCTAATATTTTTGCATTTTCAGTTAATTTTGAATTAATTAAATTAATTTCAATATCAATTAAATGTTTATCATACATTGATTCTATTTCTGGTTTATTCCAGTATTCTAAAACTTCTTTATTATTGTGTATCATATTATTGTTTATATATTTCAAATTTAGATAAATCAGGATATGGTAATTCCAAATCATTGTTATGTAATTTTGTACCATCTGGTGTATAAAATTGATTCATTAACAGCAATCCTCTTGTTGCTATTTCTGGCATCATATAAAAATTCCACCCCAACATATCAAAGTAATCATCATGATATGCACATTCACGTCTACCACTAAATCTTGCTCTTTTAAACCAATGGTATGCATCATAATTATCTGTTAATATTGCTCCACCTTTTGAAAGTTTTAAATGTTTGTACGGTCCTGTAAAACTAACACACATGTGCGTATCTGGAATATACATATCTGCGGTAAATCTTAATGCAGAATCCCATACTTTAGTTGGTTTTAGCTGATATGCTCCTTTTAGTGTTTTTTCTTCACTAGGAATAAATTCCACCTTTCCACCCGCATGAATTATCTCGCATGGTACTGAAGGATAGGTATGCGATGGTATTGATATTATTTTACCGTTAATTTTTTCATAATATAATGCTAAGAATAGTGCATTACTTTGATTATCAACAGCTATGACATGTTTTGCTCCTGTATATTCAGCAACTTCATTTTCAAACTCTTCGGTTATTTTATAGATTCCGTTTGCCATTATTTTTTATATTTTTCACAAACCTCAAATAACTTATTAAAATCGGTAGAACATAAATATGGCGATATTTCATTAATTGTCTTATCATCAAAATTCCACCATTTTAATTCCAATAATTTTTTTATTATTTCTTCATTAAATCTAAAATAATAAAATTTAGCAGGATTTCCACCAACAACAGAATAAGGTTTTACATTTTCAACCACATGTGAGTTTTTTGCAATTACAGCACCATCACCAATTTTAACACCCGCCATTATTGTTACACTTCCGCCAATCCAAACATCATTTCCAATTATTACATCTCTATTTCTTATTGAATTAACTCTATTTGTTTGATCAATCGCTTTATTAAAAACATTTTGATTGATAATACCAAAAGGAAATGTTGTTACCCATTCGGTTGCATGATTACCACCCAAAAATACGGTTATATTATCAGCAATTGAACAAAATTTCCCAATCACTAATTTAGCACCAGTATTTCCCCATTCAACTTTTATATTATTTTGACCATATGTATATTTTCCAACTTCCATTTATTCTATTTTTTCCCCTAAATTTATTTTTTTTCTAAATTCATCAATGGAAATCCCATTAATATTTTGAAAAGTTTCTCTGCCCGATTGAAACGGTAATTTATTTATTGTCAGACTACCACCGTGATAAACAAATGATTTATTGGATTTAATAAATTTATAATTTCCATTATACTTTTGATATAAACGATAAGCAAAATCATCATCCAAACCCTTTCCAAATAAACCAATCCATTCTATTTTCATATTATTTGAATAACCACCAACGGACAAAAAATCATCTAGAGTACACATTATTGGTGGATTATATGAAACAGATAAGTCACAAACATATTTATTATTTTTTACTTTTTTATTAAAAATGTCATGATTATCTGGATCACAAAAATCGCCTAAATTATCATAAAAAAAATAATCACCTTCGATTGGTTCAACCATTGAACAAGAAACGGAACAAGGCTTATTTTTTTCTAATAATTTAATTAATTCAATATCCCAACCATCACTAAAAATCATATCATTATTAATATTGACAACATATTTAAATTTAACATCTTTAATGTATGGAATTGCATAATCAACGGCAGACGGACCTTCATTTTTATTGTTATAAAAATGTGAAATATTCATTGAATGTAAATAATCACTTGACTCTTTATCCGCTTCATTTAATACAACAATAATTTCAAAATCACTTTTGGTTGACTTTAAAAGTGATGGAATCACCACTTTAAGCAATTCTGGTGATTTCCAACTTGCAAATAATATAGCTAATTCTCTCATATTTCTATCCCTCTTCTTAATACGTCATTTACAAAATAATCTTGATTAATTCCATATTTTTTATAAAAAATTGTTCTTGAATCATTATGAATTACTCTACTGGTACTTTTTGTTTGAAAATGATATATTAGACTTCTACCAACACCTATAAAATTTCTACAACCAACATCATACATCTTTTTACAAATATCTGGATCAGAACCAAATCCCGGTTCATATTCAACTGAAAATCCACCAACCTCTTTCCATAATTTTCTCGGTATTAACATTGGTGACCATGTACTTATCATATCTGGCATTAATTCCTGTAGATATTCAAAATCTTTCATTATATCTTTTATGCTAAATTGATCATATGTTAATCCATAATTTCTTATTATACAATTAGGATTATTTCCTGTTGGTTCAATTGGTGTGCAACATAATAAATATTTTTCTGTTGTCATTAATTTAATATAATCAATGAGTTCCCTATCCCAATCAGGTAATGCAACCATATCATCATTAAAATAAACAACATATTCATTATTTCCTAAACTTGCTGCTAAATTTGTTCCTTCGCAAACACCCTTATTTATGGGAAAATAACTATAATTAATGCTTTTTTCTTTCAACCAAGCAATTGTACCATCAGTTCCTTCATTTACATGAACATAAATATCGTGATAAAATTCACTATATTTTTCAATTGATTCTATCGCCAATTTTAAATAATTTAAATTATTCCATGTCGGTATAACTATATCAAATTTCATATAATTTATTAATTATTTGTTTTACCCAATTTATTCTATCAAATTTTTGTACGGTTTGGTAACCATGTTCAGCAATTTTCAACCTTTCTTCATCATGTTTTAAATAATAATCTATTTTTTCTTTTAATTCGTCTATGTTATTAAAAATATCAAAATCCAAACCGACAGTAAAATCATTTTCCATTGAAGTCCAAGGTTCGGTTAATAAAAATCCTTTACTTGCTAATATTTTATATGTTCTATCTGAAGTTCCACCTTCAGTAAAATTTAAATTAATTTTTGATTGAGAAACGGCAATTGAATGTTCTGTACCATATGCATTCTGAATTAATGAAAATTTAAATGCATTATAATATTCTATTCTTTTATTTCTTAAACCACCAATAAACGAAACATCATATTTTTTATATTTCAAATCGATTGGGTAATTTGATAATTGATCATATCCTTCCTGAAGAAAAAATACTTTATCACCACCAATTTTTTTAGCAGCTAAATATGAATCAAAAATAGCACAAAAAACTAAATTACATTTATTAATCTTATCAATTAATGATTGATTATAATTACTGTTTAATGTATCCATATACCAAAGTACTGTTTTTGATATTTTATTACATTCATCAACAACCCAACTTTCAATCTCATTACATTTACTAAAAATTACCGCATCGGGCTTTTCATTTTTACACATTCCAACCAAAAATTTATCTCTTTTAATATTTCCAATTTGATTACCAACATATCTATAATCAAATTCAATAACATTACAACCATTTTTCTTAAAACCACTTGATTGTGATAAATTTGTTGAATTATAATTAAAAACAGCAACGAACATTATTTTCATAATTCTTTAATTGTTTTAATTATATGATTATAAATATAATTAACAGGCGGATTCCAACTATATTTAGATTTAAAAATAACTTTTGTTTTATGTGGATTCCAATGTTTAGTATATCGAATTTTATTGTAATCAATTGACCACACAAAATGTGGAGTATTGCAAAGACTTGCCAAATGAAGAGGACCTGATGATTGACCAACAACCAATTTGGTTCTATTCATTAAACTAATTGTATCTCTGATTGGAATATTTCTGAAATCATCAACCCCATTCAATTTAAATGCTTCGTTATTCCCAATAATGGCAACGGTATAATCTTTTAGCAATAAATCAACAAGTTCTTGCCAATTTTTTTCATCCCAATTTCGATCATTTCCTATTAATTTGTTTCTTGGATGAACGATAATATCATAATATTTATCAATTGTATTTGATTTATATTTAATAAATTCTTGTTCATTAAAGGTATTTCTTAGTATAGCAAGACCATTTTCATCAAATCCATAACCTATATTAAAAGGCTCAAGATAATAATTAAATTTAATTTCTGAAATTAATTTATTTAATTTATCAAGATCAATACTTCCACTCCACATATTTGCTTCAGTTGTTGGTGAATCAAAGGCATAAAAATTATATGCAAAATCTTCATATAAAAAATCATGTCCATTTCTACTAATTACAATTGTTTTATCAAAATTTCTTGATAAATTTCTAACATATCCCTGCCAACAAAATAATTCCCATCCTAATTCTCCAACCCAAGGTCCAACCAACAATGTTTTAGTTTTAGCCAAATCAATATCAAATGTAGTCGTTTGATT